GCCCATAGAGATGTGTCCAGCAACATTTTCTCCAATAACCCAAGTCGGCCTGACAGCTTGGATAATTCTAAGCATTTCCGGCCAGAGGTGTCGGTCATCTTTATCGCCTCGTCTGACCCCGGCAAGGCTAAAGGGCTGGCAAGGATATCCGCCGCAAATAATGTCAACTGATCCTCTGAATCTTTCTGCGTCATTCGCTAACTCCCTAACGTCATCAATTATCTCTGTGTCAGGCCAATGCTTTCGCAAGACCTTTTGCGCGTGTTTATCATACTCACAAAACGCGACTGTCTCATAGCCACCCACCAGCTTTTCGCCAGCGTAGCTGAAGCCACCAATGCCGCTGAATAGATCGAGCATTTTAAGCATCAGCTAGATGCTCCCTGATGATCATCATCGCTGTCATCTGGTCGCACTCGACCGCGTAACGCCAGTCGTATTGCTCGTGTATGTCACCCGCTGGCAGGTAGTTGTCCATCCCGGCGACAGCAGCGACCGGGAAGCGCCAGCGGATTGGCAAACGGTCGTACTTGTAAACCAGCAAAGGCAGCTTGTGTGTCGCCAATGCACTAGCGCAGCATTGATCCCACCAAGCGGGCTGAATGCCGTACCCGGCGCGATACCGCTTCGCCTCAATGCTGAAGGGAAAGTCAGGCATCTCAACGCAGATCAGATCGCCGTGGTCCGCTGCGCGATACTGTTCTATGTCGCGCTTGAACGTCAAGCCAAGCTCCTCAAACAACAGCTTGGCAAGCTCGCGCTCAAAGCTGGCACCCTTGTTGCGGCTATTAACCATTGCGGTTAACCAGCGAGCGCATTGTCTCTGCCGCCTTGTCGGTGCTTTGTTCCATCAGCATCCGGGTCAAGCCCTTATCTAGCACCTCATCGGCCAAGGCAGACATCGAGCGATGCGCTGATGCGTCCAGAACAGTCTTTAATTTGTCAACTGTGTCGCTGCGGAGCCTTAACATTTGGTTCTTTATCCCGGCCATCTGTTTGATTTCCTTACATTTGTAAAATAATTTGCCTATACCCCTTGTAACATACCTATAGAATTGTTAAATAGTTATTAGTCACTAGTAATCAAAAGGGAGACAGACAGATGACTAAACTTACTAAAAAGCAAATTGAAGCGTTCGTTGATTATGCCTACCAACAGCATATGGCTGAGAGTTTCGATAAACACGCCTCTTGTGCTATTCGTGACAAAGACGATCTCGGTGAATACCTCAAATGTGTTGGCATCCGCAACGAGTGTGCGGCTGAGGCTGTTCTTATTGCCCGCCACGAAATCGGCATGACTGATGACCAAATCAAAAAGTGCAGCTTGTCGCTAATTAGATGGGCTGAAGCAGCCGCAGAACAGGCGGCAGCATAATGACCCAGTACATCGCTTATTACCGTGTCAGCACTCAGCGCCAAGGCCAATCAGGTCTTGGCCTTGAGGCACAACGCGCAGCCGTTGCCGGTTACAACATCGCTGCTGAATACACCGAGGTCGAGAGCGGCAAGAAGAGCCAACGCCCGCAGCTTGCCGCTGCATTGGCAGAGGCCAAGCGCACTGGCTCCACATTGATTATTGCAAAGATGGATCGTTTAACCCGCGCCGCTAGGTTTGCGCTTGAGCTATTAGACACAAACATCAATTTTACATTTGCTGATATGCCAAACATTGACAGCAGAACGCCACAAGGTCGTTTCTTTATAACGCAGTTTGCCGCAATGGCAGAGCTTGAGGGTGCGCTGATTTCCGAGCGCACCAAGGCTGCACTGGCTGCCGCCAAAGCTCGCGGTGTCAAGCTCGGCTCGCCTGACCCTGCCGCTGCTGGCCGGGCATCAGCAGCCAAGCGCGTGGCGCGTACCAATGTCGCCGCAAAGCAGGCTATGCCTATCGTCTCGGTGCTGCGTGAGGCTGGTGCCTCACTACGCACTATCGCCGCCAAGCTAAACGAAGCTGGCATTCCAACAGCACTGGGCGGGCAATGGTACGCCAGCACTGTGCGTAACATAATGGGAGCAAACTAATGATTAAAGATACAATCGGGATGCTGTTTGTTACAGCATTTGTAATCACGTTTTTTACTAACGCCATCACCACCGAATACAACGTGTGGGCTTTGATGGTAAAATTTGGGAGCTAAAAATGGTTGGAAAACTTACACCGGATAATCAGTTGAGCGTCAGCCGGGTCGCTACATTGTTGAACGCATCACCGTGGCAAACGCAGAATGAATTGCTTGAGGAAATGATTAGCATTGATGAGGGCAACCCGCCAACGCGCATACCTCAGAACGAACCAATGGAACTGGGCGATTTCTTTGAGCCAATGATATTGCGAAAGGCTGCCGAGCGTCTGGCCTTAACCAATGTCGAGACTGACATTACCGTGCCATACCAACACGACCACTTGCCACTGGCAGCCAGCCTCGATGGCACTGGCGTTGGTCACGGCTCTATTAGGGCCAACTGGGATAAGGGTATCTATGTGCCGCAGGGTGGCTGGATAGACACCGCTGGCGTTGGCCTGATTGAAGCCAAGCTAACGTCAGCACGGCCAGAAGAGATCCCGGCACCGCATCGAGGCCCGCTGCAATTGCAGGGTCAGATGATGTGTACCGGGTATAAATGGGGCTGCGTTGCTGTTCTATACCAAAGCACAACGCTGCGCCTGTTCGTTTATCAGGCTGATGAGGTAATACAAAACCGCATTCGCGAGGCGGTTATTGATTTTGAAAATCGCCGAAAAAATATTGACAAATACCCAGTCGTGTCACCGGCTGATGGGGTGGCGGCGTATGGCCGGGTTGATACTGACGCACCGCCATTGGAGCTTGAGGGTGACGATGCACTGTGGGTTGACCACCTGATGGCGGCAAAGGCTAACAAGTCAATGGCAGAGCGAGAGATCGACATTGCCACTGCTGCCTTGATGGACAGGATGGGCAGCCACGACACAGCCTTTGCATCTGTTGGCAATCGCCGGGTGCAGGTCAAGTGGCCGACACGCAAGATGCGGGCGCAGCCTGAGAAGGTCGTGCCTGCCAAGCCTGAGACTGTCATGCGCCAGAAAACTTTAACGCTAAAGGAGATTGACTGATGCCGCCAAAGCGCCAAGAAAGCTCGTGGAAGCCGGTTGTCAACGCGGTGGCCGCTTACCACCATTACAATGGCTTCGGCCCCACAGTGGACGAAATAGCCTACGCAATAGGCCGGTCAAGAACCGCCGTCAGGTTTCAGCTAGACAAGCTGATAGAGGATGGCATCTTAACGCACACGCCCGGCAAGATCAGAACGATCAGGGTGGTTGAGTAGATAAGGGGGCGAAAGCCCCTTTATTTTTTGGTGCGCTGCTGGATGCTTTCAATTGTGCCAGCCCCAAAATAAAAACCAAGGATCACAAGCATAGCGTAATTTATTGTGAACTGTTCCATCACTTTTGTTACTGCGTCTGCGTCACCCCGGCCAGTGATCGTCATGACAAGCACCAGCACATAACTGCCCAAGAACGTAGCCCCAAACATCAAGGCGAGGTAACGCTGGGCAATTTTAAATGGTGCATAAGCGCCCATTAAATCAATCTTGGCTTTACTCTTCGCCGCAATTTCTTCTTCTGTGCTGGTGTGCATATCATCAATTAGCTTCATGCCCTGACTGATAACACTATCTGATCCTAGTATCTTTCCAAGTACACCTAACATTATTTCACCCTCAACATCAGTTTAAGTTTTTCTATCTCAATCTCCAGATCATGCACCCGATTGACCGTATCCTGCACAGACTTTGGCGGCTCAAACTTGTCGATCCAATCATCGTTTTCCTCGACCTCTTGCATCGTTAGCTCAAGGTTATGCTCAAGAAAACTGATGCGCTCGGTCAAACCAAAATAAACCCACACGCTGACGGCGGTAAACGCAATCATGCTGATAAGGTTTCTCAGCGGGATAGTAACCTCGCTGGCCTCATTCAATCTTGTCGCTGCGTTTTTAGTCATCAGCTAACGCCCGCATACGTTTGACCAGCCGGTTTGCCCGGTTGGTTACCTGCTCATACCAGCGGCTGTCAACCATTTCATCAGCCGCGCCTGCCCAGTTGCGTTCATCAACGCAACGCTTCATGCCGCGAAAGCGCTTCATTGTGGGCAATCCCATATTAAACATTTGGTTGGCAATGATCCTCTGAGCCTCTTCGGGCAAGTCAGCAAAATCCTCATAGAGACGGTGGCAATCTTCACGCACGACAGCAATGTCAAGATCAAACAATTGTTTCATGCGGCGCTCAGTAATTGTAAAGCCCTCTGGCTTGCCGTGTTCTGCATCGCCCGGCACAATCTTGTGGCCCACGCCAACCGTCAAATAATTTTCTGTGCAACGATACACGTCTAGCCGCATACCCTCATCAGCGATTAGCTCTTCGCGTAGCTTTTCAATATCCATTACAGCCTCATTTCTTTAGCCAGCGCGACAGCTTTGAGCCAGCTTTCTTCTTCAGCATCGCGAGTAAACGCATCGACCTGCAACCGCTTACTGTACTGCTGTATCTGACTGACGTGGAAGAATAAGCAGCTTCTATGTTCCTTGCCACACAGCACCAGTATGTCATAATCTGCCCACTCCTTTGTGTTACGCGGTAAATACTTCTGCGAACAGCCAGACCCAAGCTGAAAATGATAAGCCGGATTTCGCTTACCTTTAGCAAGTATAAGGCTCGCAGTCTTAACTTGTATCCTAAGCACCGTGTTATCAGTCTTTGAAATAGCCACGCCATCTATTTTATCCTGTGCTGCTTGTGCATACGCCCACCCAGTCATGCCCAATATTACCCCGGCAGCAAAATGCTCACCGGCTAGTCCAATCGTGGTACTCATGTAAGGCCGATAGCCCCGGCTGTTGATACCATAACTGCTACAAACAATCCTACCACAACAACCACCAGCGCAAAAACAGCTAGGCCGATCTTCATGTTTTCGATTGCTTCATCGTGCGCGATGGCGGCAGCCTTGGCAGCAGCTAGTCTAGCCTCTCGCTGTTCGCGCAACGCCTTGTTATGATGGTTGATGATTTCCTGCCACGTTGATGGTTGGTCGGCTGGCTTCGGCCAACGCATGTTGATCATCGTGGCGATCTGCTGCATCTCTTCGTTGAGGCGCTTCGCCTCTAATACAGCGTCAATTGAACCCTTAAAGCTAACATCACTAACCCCGGCCTGCTTGTTGCGTTCCTCGTTTAGTTTTTTCTGCGCCGAGAACAACGTGCCAATCTGCTCCGACAAATCAGCCACTGATTGCACATCGTTCACTCGTGCTTTGATGAATGCTATCGCATTTGACGCAGCAGATACCGCCATCAGCGCCGTGCTTATCGGTTCCATTATGACAGCATTCCTTTTTTCAAAGATTGGCATCGCCATTTTTTAGGCATCAGGCCGTGCGTCATTTCGCCAACGTCACGACCCATTTCCATAGCCCGGCGTTCACAGGCAGCGCGGGTATCGTATGGGCCACGAGTGTCGTGGAACTCGATACAATCGGCAGGGGTCGCTATCGCGCAAGCTATGACGATTGCCTTAAACATTTCCTCGTAAGATCACGCTCAACAGCAGCAGGATTGTAGTGCCAGCAGTGCCTATCATAATATGTTCGATGCGCTTGATACGCAGGATGGTTTCACGCCAGCGTTCAGCACACACTGCCTCATGCGTGTCGATCTGGGCTTGCACTGATGAGGCTGTAGGTTTCATCAGCCAGCGATTTCCATCAGAGTTAGCGTCATTGGAAAACTGTCGGTTCCAATATGTGAACTAGCAGTAGCAGAAAAGTTAGATTGCATTTGATAATTAATTGATGAAGTTGTTGCTGGAGAATCTAAATACTGGTTAGTAATTCTGCCGTGTATACCAACACCTTGACCATAGAATTCATATGGACGATTAGCTGTGTTAAAATAAAACCTAGTAGTACCATCACGAATAGGTACTACAGCCACACCAGTAGATGCAGCAGCGTAGAAATTTACAGACCATTGAACCAGAATTTTAGAAGTTGTAGCGGTAGGCGTAATATCCAAAGTTAAACCAGTAATATCCTCAAAAGTTTCATTATTGGTAGGGGATTCCTGACCTGCTTGTACCTTTTGTTTAACTTGCAACACTGTACCACTAGGCAAACCAGCGGATGTGACTGCGGTGAGAGACTGATTGTTTAACTTTATAAGTGCCATATCTGTCTCCTATGCCTCGTCTGTTTCGTAAGTTATATCAAACTGCATCTCTGAATCGTGCGCACGTGGAGTAGGGTCAAACGGATGGTCTATGGTTGCTTCTCCAACTGAGCCATTAGTTGTTGAATATCTAAATTTTACATACCTTTTATCAGGGGTTGCGAAACCCATCAAAGACATTTTCTCCCACCCCTGCGCTGCAAAATGAAAATATACAGTGCTAGTCTCAGGGAAATAAGTTGATACGTTTTTAACTTTAAAAGGCAAACCATAAATACTAAGCGATTGACCACCCGCAGAACCATTAGCATAGGAAGCTGCTGAATAATCTAATCGCAAATTAAAATTAGCATGAACTAAATTCCCTATCCTAATATAAGTACCTGCTTGCGTTAAATATGAACCCGACCCAAAAGCATCAGTTTCGTATGCCGTAGTAACATTAGCAGTGCTCCAATGCGGAACAAATGTACCAGTGCGATAAAACGCATTGCTGCTAAGATCAGTCATCTTAAATGTGGATGCTGTTGTTTCTAAGTTCGTAGGAGCTATTGTTGCTGCTAGCTTTGCAGATGTAACAGCATTGTTACCAATCTTAGCAGTAGTAATAGCACCATCAGTAACGCTGCCCACACCCAGCACATCACCAAGAGCCACAACAAAGTCTATGCTGTCGCTGCTTGTTAGTGCGCTGTCAAAGATGAGGTTGCTGCCGCTCACTTGGAAGCTATCTTGGCAAGCCTGAATGACACCATTGAGTGAAACCAGTAGCTGATTGGCAGTCTCTGGATAATATGCTGCGCCACCTAGCGTCAAAGCGTAGGTTGCTGTTGCAGAGGCGGTCAGGGCATCAAGCTTGTGGAAGCCACCTGAGATTGGAGCTTTGCCGACATAGGGCATTAGTCAGCCTCCTCTATTGTAAAGTCATCATCAGCATCATTGTGTCTAGCTAAAAGATGGTCATATTTTTCATTGCCGACATTAGCAGGGATAATTGATTGACTGCCATCTGCGTTTACTGCAATTACTGTAGTATTAACCAGTGAGTCGCCATTCATATCCGTACCGCTAACATATTGTGCTGACGTAAAATTAAAATTAATCATTTTTATAACTCCGCACTAACTGAAGCAACCGCATCACCATTGCTTCCACCAGACTTTATAAATATCATTTGAGAACCTTTATAAAGAGTAAATCCATTTACCCCTATGCCTGTAGCTGTTGGAGATGGAACAGTGTAACTGTTAAAACTGTCGATAGATGAAGGTGCTGCTCTTTTTTCTACTTTAAACCCAACATCAAGCCATTGGTTGGCGGCATTGCCGTTAAGTGAAACTGACATAAAAGAATAACCATCGCCACCACTTGAAACTGCGTGACCTAGCAATTCAAAATACCGCTGACACCTAGCCAACTCATCGCCATAGCTGCGGTGTTCAAACGGCGTGGCAGTCTCGCCTACCTCAAGCTGAACTCCAGTAAGGTTTAACTCCCATCCCGCTGTACTAGTGTCACCATCCGGTTGGTGAATAGATATATATAAATGGCTAGTGTTATCTATTGTTCCCAGCCCAGAAAAAGATGGAACATCAAATGTAAAAACAAATCTTTGCCACGATGATGTCAATGTTACTGTGCTGATTAGTGGGCCAGTAGATGATTCATATGGGCTAACCCTACTTATTCTATCAAGTCTAACTGTATAACTGCCACCAGCAGGGTTTGTGCCTTTAGCGTAAAAACTAAATGTAGCCTTTCCTTCGGGCAAAGACTTTACGTCCTCAACTTTATAAACCAACCCACAGTAGTTATCCCCTGCGGATGTAGCTTGTTTTAAGTATTTAGAACAACCAGCAACCTCAGAACCTAAAGCAAATGTTTCTTGAGTTGTTGTTGAAGTGCCACCAGAAAGTTGGTGATACCATCTGTCCAAAGAATATCCTTGAGCAGTAAAGGATTGCCCCCGCTGTGCCACCTGCATCGCACCATTGATGATAAGATTTCTCGCACCAGCAAACTGATCTTGACTGGCTGGTAGTATTTTCGATAAAGCCATATCAGCCTCCTATCCTGCTATTTCCATAACCGTTATGTGTGTAGGAACAGGCGCACCAGTACCCGATAATTCTTGCCCAAGTCTTGCAGTAGTAGCTGC